GTCGAATTGGTACGTTTGAGAAATTGGGACCTTGAAGAATTGGGCTTGTTCAACCTCCTGCGCATCACGAGGATACTGGAAGCCAATGGCCGCTTTCGCCAAGGAACCTGGTTCTGCTAATTCGAAATTTTCCCATGTGATCCACGGCATCATGGTGATATGATCAGCCACGGTGTCCGCACTAATGAGTTCATTCAGAATGGAAATAACAATTCTACCAGCGGCACACCCTTCGGTGTACCCTTGCATTGCAGGATCATAGGTTCGTAACCACTTATTACGGAAAATTGTAGGAAAACTGATTTCGACTCCCTTTTCATCAATTTTGGAAATATCTATGATTTCAGAAAGAACATTTTCTAATGGTTGTACACCTGCAGAATAAGGTAAATATTGGACAAGCAAACGACATTGATGATACTGTGTCTTAGCAAAAGTGAGACGCAACTTGAGAATTCCGCGCCACCACGTCGCCAAGGCTGCAGCAAGATTGATCGGCGCACCAAAGAGGGTACGATACTCATTCATTACCTTACCGTAGGTTGCAAAGTTGGTTGGGGAGATGGGTAGATCCATAATAATCGTCCCGGAAGGTGAGGGAATATCACCTCCCTGGATTTTATATCGATCGAGCATGTAAGATCTTCGTGCAAGATACTCAATACTCATCTCATCCTCATCAGTGGGAACAGCCACTGTGGGATCTATAGCATTATCTGGAAACAAGGAAAGAGGCACCCCATAGTCAAAGCCTATACCATGAGTAAATCCCTTTGCAGGGATGTTCTCATAAGCCGTGACCTTGGTCATGTCTCGATCCTTTGAAAAGCCAAACATGCTAGCAACATTACCAACCACCTTTGAAACCCAGGATACAGGTTTCGCAATAGAGGACAAAACAGGCACACCCATACCGGCCACTGTCGAGCTAATAGATGCGACAGTGTCCGCAACAGATGATACAATCCCACGTTCAGAAGCAGTTCCATCATCACCCTCTACTTCAGGAAGAGTAGTAGTGGTAGAGGGAGCATGACCATAGAAGTGAATTTCTGTGAGTTTGGCAGTAAGAGCGTAAGAAGCCTTTTCCATATCCTTCTGACCAGTTAAAGCAGAAAGGACGGAAACCCGAATCTCATTCAGGATATTCTCATCACGAGGGTTAAAAACCTGGAACTCGCTTGTGAAGGGCACGTTGATCGAAATCACGCGATCCTCACTCTGCATGTTCAAACTAGCCCCCTCAAAAGACGTAATTGAACGCAAATGCTCTGTCAATGACCTACGTAAGACAGAGGTTCGCTTCGCATTGGGCTTATTCCACATCCATAACACACCTTGCAGGAAAGGAGTTCCCTGCACACGGAGTGTGACACAATAATTACCACGCATATATGCAATATTTGCAGCTTTATTGGCCATGAATGGAGAATTTCGCACAATATCA